TTCTCGATAGCCACGCCCATACAGTCATCAATGCTTGTGCCGTTAGGGTCAAACAAGAAGTTCTTTGGGTTGACGGGCATGATTTTCACGCCAATCCTGTCTTTTTCCATCACACCGATGGCGGCTTGTCCCGCTTGGCCTGGGATCATCTGCGTTGCAGGGATGTATTCCTTTTCAGTCTTGACGATTATCTCGCCAATGCCTGTGCCGTAGATTTCAGCCATCAACTCGATTTGGTCAATGGACTTTCGGATTTTGTCTTTCTTGAAGTCTTCCATCAGTTGAGCCTTGATTAACTCAACATCTATGGGGTTGCCACCTACGTCTTGGAGGTTGTCTTCAATATCAAAGAAGTCGCCTTGACCAAAGATTGCTTCCATGATCTCAGCATGGCGAGTCTCTACGGCTTGTTGGGTAGCAGGGGTAACGATTCGTGAACGCTCAGACTCACGGGTTTTGTCTTCAGAAGCCCATTGACCACGGAAGATGCGCTCGTACTCTAGCCAATCAGGGAGAAAGTTAACATCTCGGTAGTCACGCCACCGATTGCAGTGGTCTACAACAAATCCAACAAGTTCTTTGTCAGCCTCAGTTGGCTCGTCAAACTCATTTTGTTCCATACCAACTTGTTTATCTGTTGCCATTATCAAACCCCGCTAATTATGTCCACAGGCTCCCACTCGTCATCTTGGTCATCCACAAAGTAAGAAGTGACAGCCATTTGATCTATATATGAGAGAGCATCTGGCAAATCATCATGCACTCCGATTGCGGGAAATAAAAGAAGTTGATCTTTAAATTCATCCCAATCCTCCTCAGAGTTCAGCACAATACGTCCATGCTCAAACCGCCCTTGGAGACTCCAGATAATTCTGTCAGCCTTTTTCCTGTTGCCATGCGTTAAGTCAACTATGTGCGAATATACATTATTTTTACGCATTAAGTCAGACAAATATGGCAAAACTGCGTTTTTTAGCGCACCTTTCTCAATTCCTACACTCAAAGGCTTGTATTCACGCATCTTCAATAGGATCGTTGCCGCAGTCTCACGGATGTCCCAACGCCCATAGACAATCTCTTTGACAAACCATTTGCCATCATCCGTGACCTTCACCACAGCAATAGCAGTCTGGTCTAGCCTTTTCTTGGAATTAGCCGCTTGTTTGGCAACCTCCTCGAATCCTGCCAAGTCACAGGCTATGTAGTAACTGCCATACTCAGGCTCTTCCCCGTACTTGATCCACTCTTCCTTGAAAATGTTGCTACCAGCATTGGTAAAACTCGCCATGTATTCTTGCTTAAAAGCAAAGGTGGAGAGGGTTTTCTTGGCTGACTCAATCTCTGAGGGGTCGATCAGGGGGTTGTCTTTGGTGGTGAAATGCCAAGATTTCCAGTCTTTATCCTCTGCGCTTTCGCCCAATCTAAACAGATCATAGAACCAGTTTCTGCCTTTGGGCGTTCCAATGAACATGGCTCTTCCTTTTTTATCGGAAAGAGAGGCTCGGATAACTTGCTCCCACGCTTCGGGCTTGATGTCTGCGACTTCATCGAGGACTGCGTAGGTGAGGGAGACTCCACGGAGGGTATCGGGTCTATCAGCACCTCGGACATAGATGGTTGCTCCGTTGATGGTGGTGATGTCTTGGTTATTGATGTGGGCATTTTGGATAACTTCCCTTCCTAATTCCATTAAAACTTGCCAAATAATCTGTCTAGCCTGACCATTGGTAGGGGCAACATAAAGCACAGCAGAACCCGCAGGGCAACGGAGTGCCTCAATAAGTAGGGTGACTGCCGCCATACGGGACTTACCACAACGCCTACCAGCGGCAATGACTTTGAACCTAGTCTGATCCTTGAAAACAGTCTCTTGCCAAGGTAGTAGGCTAAAGTTCAGGTCACTCATTTTTTGCCTCTATGTCTTCAGCGTCTATGGTGGGAGCATGGGAAATCTCCCCAATACCCGTAATATTGATGGTGACTGCCGACCTTTGCTTGCCTTCCTTCTCAAACATTGAGACAGGAAGCATCCGATCCATACAGAGTTTGATGGCGGCTAGTTGGGCAGGGTGTTCGTCATTCATGGCGATTTCCACAGCCTTGTGGACAACTCTAGTGCCTGCGCTGTTTATCAGCAGATTCTTTAGTTCTTTAAGTTGAGCAGTCTCAGTCTTGGGTAGAGTGATGAGTTCTGGCTTATCAGCAAAACTGGTAAGGGAGAACTGTTTGTTGGAAGAGCCTTTTGGTCTACCACGGGGTTTTTTAGTTTCAATCATTACTTTTGCCCACAATAGGGAAGTTGCCTTCGTTCATTATCGTATAGATTTATTTGTTGAACAATAGGGTAATCCCTGATATACTGCATACATCTGTTCGTGCCAGATGAAGCCTTGTAGAAGTGGTACAGCCCTCATTTATTGGGGGGCACGACTGTATCACTCCTAGAGGGCTTTTTTATGTCCATAGAATTGTCTCCAGAAGAGCAAGCCACCATCCGTAGACGGCAACGCCTTGCCATAGCCATCCACCATTGGAAAGGTTCAATATCCGACCAAGCACTTGGTTTGGCAACAGAGAAGAAAAATCTATCAAATCCCTTGTCTATCAGACGGGAAAAGCGTAAACAAAAGAAAAAGACAAAGAAGTTAATGAAAGCCCTTGATACGGGGTTCATTTTCTAATATCATAGGTTCGTCAATAGGTGTTAACCAGAAGGAGTGTCGGTTCCGCTACCCGACTCCACAGAGGGCAATCCTGTAAACCCCTGTGATGACCGCTTGGAACGCTGGCTTGAACCCCAGACATAGCCTAGAAGTAGGCTCTCTAAGTGGCAGACACTCTAATCAGCCTTCTGTTAATCTTTTTAAAAAACCCATCCAAGCATCGGGTAGCCGTCTTGCGCCCAAATGAAACTTAAGTCAATTCCTTACTTCTTACCAACCACCACCTGCTAGCCCTAAAAAGTCAATTTACCTTTTCGTGTGGGGGAGAGGCTCCCACAAATATTCCACACACAGCCTACCCCCTCCCCCCCCATACAACTGTATACACATACAGCATAGGGTTACTACTACTGTAATGAATACCAGTAGCGTAAATGAGAATCACTCGCATTAAGGTAATTGCAAATGAGAATCGTTCGCATATAGGACTGATGCACCATAATGCACACACCTATAAACCCATGCACAATAGTTCACCACTACTAATCATAAGTAATAAAGTATTACAATAGTAATTGACTATCAATATAGGGAAACCGATAGGAATTATTGTAGATAACTTAGGGTTTATCCTAGTTACTTTATTGTGGCCTAGGCGTTATATTAGTAGCACTGGTTAACAAATAATCAGTGTTGTTTAACTAACTTAATAGGTGTCAATATGAAATATCAAGCCCCGATAAACATTTGGAATGTAGTGCCCGCTTCACGGGTTAAGGACATTCAACCAGGCCAATGGGTTTATGCTGGTGATAAGGCCGATAAGGGAATTTTCCTAGGTGTTAAGCCTTCAGGCGTAGTAGTTTGTGCATGGTATCGCAACGCTAAAAACTCTAAGGATTTTAAGGGTTACGTTAAGGCCTTACGTCAATATGCACTAGGTCAATAATTTATCAATCTTTTTAATAGGTGTCACAATGGATAAAACAACACAATCACTAGAATCTCTTAATCGTGCTAAACAAGGGGATTCCTTACTTAACTATCAAACTATCCTTAGTGGTTTTGCATCCAAGGGTATCGCACACAATGACATTATCCCTAGGGAAAACGTGTTTACCTATAAAGCATGGTTAGCCTTAGGGCGTCAAGTTAGAAAAGGGGAAACGGGCGTTAAATGCGTTACTTGGATAGATACAGAATCCAAGGAAACGGGTAAACTAAGCAAGTTAGTGCGTAGCGTATCGGTTTTTCACGTTTCACAAACTGATTCTATACAGTAAAGCATAGACTGTAAGCCCTTGGTTAACTCTAGGGGCTTATGGCCTAGGTTTCACAATCTAGGGTTTTAATCAATCTTTTTTAATAGGTGTTACATGACTAATCAACAAATTAAAGCATTGCAAAGCATAGGTAAGGGAATCATAGAATCGGCTAATCTTAGCCCTACTGGTGCACCAAGTGGCATTATTTATAGTGCACTAATGGGGCATGGTGCTAGTCTTAATCAGTTTCAATCTATCATGGATACTCTGGTTAAACACGGGTTTTTAACGCATGACTATGATTGTCATGTTTACCATGCTACACCTAGTGGCCTTGCATGGGCTAACAAGGTATAACAAGGGTTTATCCCTATTGTTTAGGGGCTAACAATCCCTAAACTATCAATCTCAATCAACTAATTTAATAGGTGTTAACAATGAAAATTACTGAACAAAAAAACGGGAATTACACTACATTCGAGCGCATTGCACACAATGGATATTACATTGTCAAACTGTATAAAAATGGTGAACTATGCGACAAAATAATGGCCGATACTTACTCTGGTGCAAGGGATTACCTAAAATCATTTAATCTATTGGCTAAAAACTCTTAATAGGTGTTAATTATGCGTCAATTCTTATATGAAACCCTTTGTGGCCTTGTTTTTTGTATAGCATGGGTTACCCTACTGCTTGCATACTTTGATTGTTTAACATTCTAATTTTTAGACTGCTAACCCTTTTAACTAGGGGTTAGTGGCCTAGGAATTTTCCTAGGGTTTTTTAAAAGGTGTCAATATGAAATTTACAATTCAACGCAAGCATATCCGAGCCATGCTTCACTTGTCCGCAAAAAAGGACATTCGATACTATCTCCAAGGTGTTAATGTAGTGCGGGACAATCGTGGCACTTATTTAGAGGCAACTGACGGGCATATATTGGGGCGTTTGTTGATTGACGGGATAACCTCAGACACAAAGCAAAATGTAGTTTTACCCTCTGAGCAACTTATTAAACTCAAAGGGACTAAAAAAACAAATGATGACTGGTTGCATTTCAGCGTTGACGGGTTAGCAGTAGAGTGCATTTGTGGAGAATCGACAATGCGCTTTTCAGCCATTGAGAGCCGTTTCCCTGATACTGACCGAGTTATCCCCTTAGTTTTCAAAGCAGAGGATATTAAACCCGCCACTTTTAACCCTGACCTACTTTCCCGCTTTGTTGACTTTTCAGAGGAAATTTACGGGAAACGACAAGTCCCTCAGTTATTACAAAGGGGAACTGACTCTACTATTGTCAGTTTTAGCCTAGATGATAAATTTGTGGGTGTGATGATGCCTATTCGTGCAGAATGTCAAGCAAAAGTACCTGACTGGTGCTATTTGCCCTCAGTTAAACCAGTAGAAAATCAGCCAGTAGAGGCCTAATCCCTGAGACTGTAAACCCTTAGAAATAGGGGTTTATGGCCTAGTGATTGACTAGGGTTTTTTATCAATAGGAGTTCATATATGAAAACGACAGTTTCTTTCGGTGATTTTGTTCAGGCATTTAAAGACATGGGCAGAGAAAATCAGTTCTCTATTGATGCCCTTAATATTCTTTTTGAACACATTGAAGAATGTGAAGAGTCATTAGGTGAAGAATATGAACTGGATGTCGTGGGCATCTGCTGCGAATATGCGGAAGCCACATGGCAAGAAATAGCCAACGATTACCTATTGCACGACAAAAGCCTAGATGACGAAGAGGAAGAAAACAAGGTTAAGGTTTTAGATTATTTGGCAGATGAGGGCGTTTTAATCGGTGAAACCGATGAAACTATTGTCTATCGCCAGTTTTAAGGTTGCCGCATGATCTATGCAACCCTAGCCCTTATCCTTCAAATTATCCTAAAACGCAAATAATCCCTTAACCCACAATTTAAGCCCGCCTAGTGCGGGTTTTTCTTTGCCTATTTTTAAGCCCTTCAAGCCCCAATGACGCCACCACCATAGCACCATAAAATTTTCAGAGCCTTCTAGGGTGGTTTTAATGCGTTTTAGCCCTATTCGTGCGGGTAATTGTCGGTGCTGGAAACAGTCACCAAGCCGATGTGCTTCAAATCCATCTCAGTATTAAGCCCCAAATTCCAAAAATGTGCGCCCCACATTACGCATATTCGTGCGCCCTCTGAGATGTTACCGCCTCCAATGGTTCGCATAATCTCTCGTTCTTTCTCTGAGAATCGGATTAGGTTATGTTTTGGCTCTGGCTTTGTCATCTCTTAAACCCATTACTTGTTGTCTCCAATAATCCCCAATAAGTAGGGCTTCTGCTAGGTTGTTGTCCTTCTTTCGCTTTAATGGGGCTTCTGGCCAAAACATCCTTGCTATGTCGAGCGAATCATCTTTATCGTGTATGTGATAAAACTTTTTCCACACTTGGGGGCGCACCATGTGACATGGATAATTGGTTAATTCACAAATGGCGGTTATTGCACCGACTGCCCTTGCGAATGTCCACATGGCGGAGGCTGATTGACCTGGGCGACTGTATAGCATCTCTATTGCTATCTCTGCCCCTTCCTTTGGGTCTATTGCCCTCAATAATGCGTTTTTAAGCACCATTGCACGAATGTGCTTGTCTTGGTGATGAATCATAAAGCACTCAAGATAATTACCCTGTGAATCCAATACGCCTACTGCACCAGTGGCTGAGGCTGGATCAATTCCTATGAATACCAAGGCAGTTCTCCTTTTTTAGCCAATGTTGTCAATCGACTGCAATGCTCTTTAGAAATACCAAATTGTTTTGCAATAGTAACGACTTTTACTTTGTTATCCCTGAGTTTTAGCATTTCATCTAAGTGAGTTTTTGAAATAATGGTTCTTGGGTGTCTATCTCTAGAAACACCTGTAATCCATCTGTTAGACCTGTTTTTGGCAACCCTATCGGCTATGTTGTCCTGATTAGTCCCTAAAAACAGATGATTTGGGTTAACGCATGGGCGGTTATCGCATTTATGCAATACATGAAGCCCATCAGGTATTTCCCCAAAATGGACAATCCAACTTAGTCTGTGGGCATGGAGTAGTTTGCTTGCTCTGCCACCCACTTTTGTTTGTCCATATCCATTTGGAGTAATGTATGCGCCCCAAGGCCAACATTCTTCTATTGAACCCTTGATGCAATGACGATTAAACAGTTGTTCATGGGTACTTATGAACCTACCATTTTTAGATTTGAACACCATATTATTTCCAAAACCTTTTAAGCAAGTCTGTCGCAAAGTGTTTTTGATACTCTGTCTGCTTTGGCTCTATCAATTTACGGGGTTTTTGTGGCAATACGCCTTTAAATACCTCCTCCTTTGTCCTAAAGAGAATAAAGCACATATTGCACATTCTTCTGCGATAGGTGAATTCCTCATGCTGAATTGTCTCTGTAATCCTGTTTTTGTCTGATTGACACTTAGGGCATTTCATGTGGCTACCCTCATTCTTAGTTTTTCTTGGTTTATTTCTGGCATTAGTTCTTCTGCATGGATTTCCCTCCCGTCAACGATGTAACTTATTCTGCCAAATTTATTCATTTTTACTTTTTCCACTACGCCTATAAATGGTTTACCTCTCCAAGAAAAAGGGTAAATTGGAATTTTGTCGCCTACCTTGGCATAAACTTTCATGTAATCAATCTTATGTTTCATGTGTTTACGCATGGCTCTTGCCCCTTTAAATGCAATCCAATAACAGACATTGCGTACTCAATCTGCTTAATGCCTTTCATCCCCAAGTTTGGCACTTTACGCAATTCTCTGACACTCCATTGTTTAAGTTGTGTAATTGTGTAAATATTCTCAGAGCGCAAACAATGCTCGTATCTCAAGCCCAAACTTAACTTTTCAATACTGTCTGTCTTTATGTCCTCATTGATTTTCCATTTTTCAAGAATCCTATATTTTTCGTCAACCATGTTTTCTGCTACTTGATACGCAAACCTTACAGCACTTTCCATATTATATTTTCCTGTTGCAACTAATGCTTTCATTGCCTCAATCGCAAACGTATCCAATAATTCTTCTTTAGTCATGTGTGTCATTCTTTAACTCCTTTATTCTGTTGGCAATCGAGATACCTAGAGTAGGAAAATCCTTCTTTAGTTCCTGAGTTCTCCATCGGGCTTGCTCTATCGTCTTTGGGTTCATTGCCATTAGTGCGTAATGGGTTATCAGATAGTCCTGAAATGTCTCCTGTCCGTTGTAGGGCTTGAGTTGTGATAGCCAAGGGCATTGGGTAGCCTTCTCTGACTCTGTTGAGGTGTTTTCTTGCATCTTCTAGGGTCATCTTAGTGCCTCTCTAGCGAATTCCAAGGCTATTTTGGCAACGGGTAATCCCATCTCATGTTTGTCAACAATACGCTTTGCCCAACCTTTAGGGTCACCAAAATACTTTTGTCCAAAATCTGTGTATTGGGCATAGACAAAGGGTTTATCGTCTTTCCATTGGTGGTAGGAACACATTGGTCTACCAAGGTCAACTGTCCACCTACGCCCGCACCCAGGCTCTGTGCAGAGTAGTTTTCTTTCGTCATCAATGGGTTCTTCTTTCTTTTTGCCAAATGCGTTAAATGCCATGATATTTCCCCTCTACGATTTTTGCGAAATTGCTAGGTTTAAGAATCCACTCCAAGTCAGCAGTAAAAACCCGCCCAGACTTGTCATTTACTTTGCCCATCAAGAACTTGGATTCACCTACATAGCCAAATAACCTAGCCCAATAGTCAAACATGACCTCTTCTGTGACTTGTTTTTCAGCAGATAACTCCAAGGCTATATCTCTCCATCTTTGCCTGAGATAGCCCTTCCTAGCATCGTTCCACACCTCTACCCGTCTAAGGGTAGGTAAGTGTTGGTGATAAAGGTCAATGACTGCTTGATGATTACACCTTGGTAAACCATTGCCTAACTCAGGTTCACCGCTAGGTGGACATATATATTTATCGGTTACGGTTTTAGTTTCGGTTTCGGTTTCGGTTTCGGTTACGGGTGCATTTGTATGCAAGTTGTTTACACTTGTATGCACTTGTATACATCCGTATGGATTAGCAGGATATTTGCTTTCTTTTGATCTAGGAACATTGTCCCATTTAGACATTTGTAATACATTTTTACCTTCAACTTCGTAAACACTTATTAAATTCTTGTTGACCAACTCTTCAATCAAATCTTTACACTTATTTATGGTCATTGAGTCTTTTATTGGAAAACAAGATGCCTTAACCATTGCAGGTCTTGCGTCAAAACGCCCGTAATCGTCAACTGTTACAAGAAGACGATAAAACAGATTCTCTGCCTGTGAAGACAAACTATCGATGGCTTCGCTATCACGAACGCCTGGTTTTAAATACCTAGTTGGCATGGGAATTACCTTTTTTACGCACCTTTGGTTGAAACCTCGGCAGGGGAAGGTGTAACCCTCTTCAATACGCTCATGACTTCGTATCTAGCCGTGTTTCAAACTATTGTAAGGAATTTCTTGGCAAAACAAAATTCTCACCTAATCTACTCGGATATTTCAGAAAGTCGTATGCCCCTTCCCTATGGCAGTTCATTCTCAAATCAGCCCCATCATAGATTTCAGCAGTAGTTCCAGCACTTATCTTGGCAGACTTTACCGCCACCTTTTTCTCCGCCAACTTAGCAACTCCAAAGCCCGTGATGTGGTAATAATCACCTATCTGAACCACATATCCCATGCGTTCTAAATCATTAAAATATCTTTCATAATGAAAACCTTGGTTTCCTACTGCTAGTGTAGAATGTGTAAAGTCTTTGACCGAACAAGATGAGTGTTCTAGCCTTTTTAAGATGTTTTTGTGAGCAAATTTAAGTTCCATTTTTTTCTTTCCATTGTTCTAGTGCTTTTTTCCCTAAAGGGGTTAGTCGGTTGATTGCAATTAGATTTGTACTTGTTTTCTTTGTTTCCCCTGCACTAAGCAAGCCTTTTCTCCTTAAAGACCAAAAAGTACACCAAGAGCCATTCTTTGCCTTATACATCTTGAATCCCCAACCATCGTCAAACATCTTTAGCATAAAAGCCTGATGAGGAGTTAAATTGATTTTTGCCATTAGTTTTGTTCTTTCAACTTTAAACCAGACATTGCCAACGCTTGTTTGATAAACTGGATTCCCTTCATGCCTAAATTCGGAACTCGCCTCAAGTCTCGCTCTGTCCAAGCGCACAATTCTTCTTTGCTTAAGATATTTTCTGCCTGTAAGCATCTAAAATATCTAATTGGTAAGTTAAGTTCGTCTAAATCTGCGGTTTTATAACGCTCTTGACGTTTTTCCTCTTCTGCCCATTCTCGGTGGATTCGGTAGCGGACTTCAAGCATATCCTGAGCCATGCGATAGGCTGTTTGTGCAATGATTGATCGATCTCGTAAAGGTTCTACTGTTAATATCGCAATCATGGCTTGAGTAGCAAAGTGGTCAAGCAGTTCTTCATTTGTCATGTCAATTACTCCTTTGCCAACAATCCTACCCCTAAAAATAGTTTGTCAACATAGGGTTTATCCTAGTTTTCAAGCCTTTTTTAATCTTTGACAATCCTCTTACCAACTTAAAAAGGAGTTAACAATGTCGGTAAAACCTAGTGATTTTCAGCATGAGATTTGTGTCTACTTAGAGGGCATTGGCGAGTGCTTAGTATGCTTTGACATCCTAAGTCCAGGCGATGAGTTAGACGCTGACCACTCAGACGATTACGAGATTGACTTTAGCGTATTTGATGAGCAAGATAAGCACATCACATACGATATAAGCAAGAAGCAATATAACCATTGTGAAAACAAAGCATTGGATGAAATGTTGGAGATAACAACACAATGGCATAGTGAGTGGGAGTCTGTATGAAGGGTATTACATATTTCCGTCCGTGGGGATTTTCAATCAATGAAGGCGGGACACCAGTAAACATTCATATGCAATGGCGCAAAAATTATGGTTTTTACATTTATTTTTTTGGAGTAAGGTTTAGTTGGTTTAAGGGGAAAAAATGAGCCTACAAAACTATGAAGATGACTTCTTACGAATACGAAACAGACCTGACCAATACAAACCTGAAGTTTGGCATAGAGAGTTAGAAAGAATAAAAGTAGGAACATGGTTTTTTGGATTGTTGCCTAGATACGAATACTTTTATACAGAATGGAAAAAACAAGAATGACTAAAGCAGAGATGATCACGCACTTACGCATGGCGGCTTGTAACGAAAATACAGTCACAGGCATGGCAAACGCATTTGACTTAGGTGCTGAACATGAAAGAGATGTTATTGCTTCCATCATCTTCAACATGGTGAAAGAACAGCATCTTGCACAAAACATTGTTGACACTATCAGGGTGAGAGAGTAATGGACTTTGAGACTCAACAAGAAATCAATGAATTGCGTTTCCAGATTGGACAACTAAAGCAAAAGATTGGCGATCTTGCAGTCATGGTAGGCGCAACAACAAATGGCTACTATGATCTGAAAGTAAAGTTACAGGAGTTAATAGATGAACGAAAAACTTAACCAAGCCTTCGATGAACTAGAGTTCAACATCAATGTGACTGAAGAGATGCGTAGAGCAAAGTATCTTGCAGAGCAAAGAGAGGTTGCTACGGGCGTTACAGATGGCACTATTCAACGAGCATTGGTCAGGGATTTGACAGAGAATCTACGCACATTGCCAACCAGTACGGACTACAACATACTGAGAAACGATGTGATAGAAGAGGTGGCAGTCGAGTTGGCTAAGTTGCCTTTTGGGGACACAGCCGCTAGTTATGCCGCATTTGTAAGGCAGATGAAGAGTTAACATTTTTTAAGATAGGAGTGAATAATGGATAGACCAATTGTGGGAGTTACAGCCCCATACAGAAAGAGCGACTACACATACAACAATATGCTGTTAGATCGCATCAAAGACCTTGAAGCATTGGTTGCCAAACTAGAGCAACGCATCAAAGTGCTGGAGGGCAAATGACACAAGATGAAATCATTGAGATGGCTAAACAATCAGACCTTGGATTTTTACTAGGAGATAGTTGGCTGATGCACCATGAAATTGAATATTTTGCCAAACTGGTAGCAGAAAAAGAACGTGAGGCGTGTGCAAACGTATGTGATGAATACGATGTAGCAGAGGATGTAAATTCTTGCGACACGGCTGAAGGTATAGCAATCGCTATCAGAGCAAGGGGACAAGCATGAAAATCAAAGACGAACTACAAGCCATCTATGAAGATCAAGCAGAGGTTTACTATTGTTGCTACTGCTTAGAGCCACAAGGCGAGAAGATCACTTGTTGCTATGAAAACCACTTCGTAGAGTTCAAATACTTGTTTCCCAATGATCAAAAACAAATAGCACAGGAGATATTAAATGGATGATTTCAACCCAACTACCCGTATGTTTTCTCGCACATTAGAGGAAGCCTACCCCAAGGAATATGTTAACGAGGGCATATTTGAAGGGCCTTATTACAGCGCACCGCACATCAATGATGTTTGGGTTTTATTTGGACTAATAACTGTTATCAGCATGGTTTCAGTTGCTATTTGGAGATACTTTTGAACGATTACTCAACCATCCTAATGAGGATAGAACAATCGGTGAAAACCCTAGATAAAAAATGCTTGACTAAGAAGTATGATGGGTTCATCCAAGACATAAGCGCAATTCAGTCGGACTTAGTTATGCTCAGTCATTGGATAGGTGAACAGCAAGTTAAACAGAGTCAATTAAACAACAGGAGTTAATAATGAATGTATATCAAAAACTGAATGAGGCTAGAGCCAAGTTCCACACAAAAGCCCTCAAGAAGTCTGGTCACAACAAGTTTGCTGGCTACAACTATTTTGAGTTAGGTGACTTCGTAATCCCCGCAATTGAAATCTTTAACGAGGTAGGTCTTACTTCCATCATTCGTTTTGGAAAAGAGATTGCTGAGTTCATTGTTGTCAATACAGAAAAGCCTGACGAGATCATTGTCTTCACAAGCCCAATGTCTTCAGCCGCCCTCAAAGGTTGCCATGAAGTGCAAAACCTTGGTGCTGTGCAAACCTACCTATCACGCTATCTTTGGGTGTCGGTGTTACACATTGTTGAACATGATGCGTTAGACGCTACAACAGGCTCTAAAGTGGTTGAAGAAGAAGGCACTCCTGATGAGGGACGGATGCTTGACTACATTGCCGCTATTCAAGCCACCACCACAGTTGATGAACTAAAGAACATCTATATTGAGGCATTTGCGGCTACTGATGGCAACAAGGCATGGCAAGCCAAGATGATTGCCGCCAAGGATGCTAAGAAGAAGGGGTTGAAATGAAAAACATACCAGCATTTCCCCATGTTGCCGATATTGTTCAAGTAGATGGCGATGCCGCTTTTGTAAAAACCCTTACACAAAATGGCATGACATTGCGTGATTATCTTGCGGCCAAGGCCATGCAAACACAATCATGGACTTTTTATTTAGGTGATTATGAAACACGCAAATCTTTATCTAATACAGCAAAAAATTGCTATGAGATTGCAGACGCAATGATGAAGGCGAGGGACGCATGAGTGACGCAAAAGTTATTGATGGCAAAAAGGTTTTTTCTACGACAGATTTAAGTGGCTATTACGGATTAACTTTGTCTGCTTCTTTTTTGGAAAAGATTTCTAAAGCAAAGCCTGTAAAGGTAAATCAAGGCGTGTATTGGTATGTCAATGACGTGCCTCAAATTGCATCTGATTTGGTCAAATATTTTGCTCATTGTGTCCCAATGGCAGTCAAATTAAAGGAAAAACATGAGTGAAGAAATAATCCAAGGTTCAGAGGCTTGGTTCGCACAACGCTGTGGCAAGGCAACTGCATCCCGCATTTCTGACATCGTTGCTAAAACAAAGTCAGGTTATTCAACAAGTCGTGCTAACTACATGGCGCAGTTGGTTGTAGAACGCATGACCAATCAAGTCGCTGAGTCATTCACCAATGCGGCTATGGAGTGGGGGACTACTAACGAGCCATTTGCTAGAGCGGCATACGAGGCTAAAACAGGCGTTTTGGTTGACGAGGTAGGTGCTATTGACCATCCAACGATTCCTATGTCTGCCGCCTCTCCTGACGGGCTTGTGGTAGATGAAGATAACGCATCATTAGGTTGTTTGGAAATTAAATGTCCTGGCACAGCCCAACATATTTCTACCTTGTTAGGCGAGGAAATACAAAAGAAATATTACGATCAGATGCAATGGCAATTGGCTTGCACAGGACGTTATTGGTGTGATTTCGTGAGTTTTGACCCACGTATGCCAAAAGAACTTCAGTTGTTCATTAAGCGGATACCCAGAGATGACAAGTATCTTGCTGAACTAGAAGGAGAGGTTATTCAGTTCCTCAAGGAAGTGGATGACAAAGTTAATAAGTTAAATCAATTGAGAGGTTAATATGGAAAAAGAAAAAGTCAGAGAATACTTTGACTATGTTGATGGTAATTTGTATTGGAAAGTAAAAAAAGCCAACTGTATACAAATAGGTCAACTTGCTGGAACTTTTGATAAAAGAACTGGATATCACCGAGTTCACTTTGATTCAAAATTTCAGAAAACTCATAGGATGATATTTTTATATCATCATGGTTATTTACCATCCTATGTTGACCACATTGACGGCAACAAAACAAATAACAGAATTGAGAATTTGCGAGAAGTAACCTTTTCTCAGAACTGCATGAATCAAAAGATTAGCACTAGAAATACAAGTGGAACAAAAGGAGTAATGTGGCACAAAAGAGATAAAAAATGGTCTGTTCAGTTAAGAATCAACAAGATTTGTCATAGTTTTGGATATTATGATGATAAAGAGTTGGCAGAATTGGTTGCAATGGAAGCAACTAACAAATTTCATAAAGAGTTTTCAGCGTACAAAGGAGTTTTAAATGGAAAAGCGTAACAATAGTGGAGTCCTTTTTAAGAACGATAAGAAGGAAAATGATCGTGCTCCTGAATATAAAGGAAATATCATGGTAGATGGTCAGGAATACTGGCTATCTGCTTGGATTAAAGAAGGCAAGACGGGCAAATTCATGGGTTTGGCGGTATCTCCACGGGATGCACAACCACCAGCAAGCAAGCCAGTTCCTAAGAACTTGGATGACCTAGATGTGCCGTTTTAGTATGTGAACAACGGGCGAACGGACGGATGCTGACACAACAGGTTTGGACTCCCAAATGTCAGTGCAGACTTAGTAGCCCACCTTTTAATATGCGTGAAAAATACAATCAAGAATACGTTGATGTGCCTCTGTCGGCTACGGAAATTATGATTTGTAACTACATTGGTAAGTTACGAAACCATATTACGAGCCAACACGCACAAGACAGAAAACAGGATCAGTCCTTAGATGGAGTGCAAATATCCATTCATGGAGTCATAACTGAATATGCTGTTTCTAAGTTCCTCAAGTTGCCATTTGATCTAAATTGTGATTTCAGGAAGTTTGGTGCTGACCTAATAACCCGAAAGGGAAAGACGATAGATGTTAAATGCACCAGTAAGATTGGTGGAAACCTTAACGCTGTTGTTTGGTCTGGCACTAAACCAGTTGATGCGTTTGTTTTGACAGAGATACACAACAATTGTGTTCGCATCGTTGGATGGATAAACAGCAAAGATTTCCTAATTAAGGAGAACTTGTTTGATGTTGGCAATGGGGAGTATTATTCTGTTAGACAGTCCGAGTTGATACCTTTTGAAGGGAACTACCATGAGTGAAGTCTTAATTTTCATAGCAGGAATGATTGCACCAGCCTTTGTAAGTGCAGTTTTAACCCTGTTTAAGTGCTTTGAGGACGTAATCAGGAGCAAGGTCAAGTGATAGAGACAATCCTCACTATCTTTGTCTTGCTGTTTCTTGGCGCAGTTATAGGCGTAGGAATACTATTCGCTATCCTATGGTTTAGCCAAGAGAAGTGATTAGGCTAGAACCGCTAGGGCGTGTTGAACGTGCTTTATGCGGTCATCTAGCCCGATAATGCCACCATTTATGATCTTGGTAACTTTAGTGTAGTCAAGGGCATCCGCTGGTGGATTGAGTTTATGTGTTTCCCAAAACCACCCCGCAGTGAGGGCGGCATATTTAGGGGTTGCAACAAGATCAGGTTGCATAACAAAATCAACACCCAATGCTTTGCCTGCGTGGAAATGGTTAGAGTGTCCAGTAAGTTGAACGAGTCCTT